TCTAAAACAATTCCTTTTTGTATTAAATTAGTAGAAGTTAATATATCTTCTTCTCTCGCCGTCATGTATTTAATTTCCACCTGACCACTTGATAATGGACTGTCCTTCGAATAAAAATATCCTTTCGAAGGCAAATCTATTACTTCAGTAGGAAACTGGCGTTTTTCTTCTGCCATGTTTTTTCTCCTTTGTAATTTTTATTGAATAGTTTTTAGTAACCTATACAATATAACCAATTATAAAACTAACTGGGGATATAATAATCCCCAGTTTAAATTATTTTATTTACTTAGCTGCTGAATCACCAACTGCTGACCTAACGGAATAAAGTCCGAAAGATGCTAATAGTGTCCAAACAACTTCAGGTACTTGATCTACAATACCTGCTGCTTGTAAAACTCCAACAACACCAGCTATTACTGATGTCCAAATTGTCTTTGACTTCCACCACTGCTTATCTGCTATGACTGCCATGATTGACTCCTTTTATTATTTATTTTTATATTTTTATTAGAATTGTAATATTGCGTAATCGTATCTTAGTGTAAGAGTAATATCTGCAGGATCAGTAGTGTTTGCCCAATCCAAATCGTTAAAATTCGCGTTTACAATCCATGTTCCTTTTAATGTCCATTCCTCAACTTTATCACCAACTGGTCCTAAAACATTGATAGTTACATCTTTCTTATAAAAATCTGTATAACCATCTCTACCTGTTACTGACTCGTGAGATAAACGAACCCATTCCATAACTGCCTGTGCTCCACTTGGAACAACTGGGTCATATAAAGTAATTTCTAATTCTTCCCATGCACCTTTACCTTTAACATATCGTCTTACGTTGATGTGGTCTAATTCAATCGTTTCAAAGGCTATTGAAGGTCTGTTTGCTGTTTTAACAAGATAAGCTGGTATCCCTTCAATATACATGATGTACCGATTTTTAGTTTTCGGTTCAAATGGTGTGAACATTATTTCAGAAGGATCTAATAGTTCTGGCATCTTTAATCTCCAATAAGTTTAATTCTTCAACTATAAATATCAATTTTATAAAAAATCATCATATTCATTTTTCATAGTTTTTTTGAAGTTTTATATCTAACTTCATATATAAATATATTGGGCAACAAAAAACCCCTCAAAAAAGAGGGGCTTTTCATTTGTTAATCTATTGATTAAACTTATTCAGGAAATGCTGCTCCTGTTGGTTGAACAACGAAGTCCAATACAATAAATTCAGCTGTCCGTGTTGGTTGGATAAATATCTGACCAACAAGTTGATTTCTATCAACAACATCTGGAGTATTATTGGAATCATCCATTACTACTCTAAATGCGGATAAACCACTATTTGCTTGTACTGACTCTAAGAACGGATTCACAATGTTAAGGAATCTGTTTCTTGTTGCCGTAGTATTTTGTTCAAATACTAAATACCTACTTGAAGATGCAATAAACTTCTTCAGTTTAATTAACAATCTACGAACATTCACCCTATCAAGTGCTGAAGGACGACCTTGTAAGGTCTTTTGTCCCCAAACTACTACACCTTGACCTGGGAATGAAGCTATTGGATTAACTCTTTCTTCATAAAGGTCATCCCTTTCAGAATGAGTCAATCTCGTTTGTGCTTCAAGTACAGTTGTTAAACCACCACGATTCAGACCAGCTGGTGCGAACCATTCGTGTGCTACTTGGTCTGTGTAAGCAATTACACCAGGTAACACGACTGAAGGCGGAACCCATACAGGTAATGATGTATTTCTATCTACAATCTTTACCCAAGGATAATAGGTTGCTGCGTAGTTCGTATCAAGTGCAGATACTGCTGAAGTTGCACTTGCTATTGTACCACCTTGAATACCACAATCTAATACATAAAATGCATCACCACGTGCTTCACACTTAGATATTGCATGATTTGTAATCTTAGAATGTAATCCATGAACGATACCAGGTGTTACTAACATATTGATATCAAATTCATCGGCGTTACTTACAGAGTTAATTGCTTTCTTGTAAGCTACTGTACCACCAGTTGAAGATGTTGAACAATCAAACCCTTGTGTATTGGTATTAACAATACTTGCTCCTGTCAATTTTGGATTTGCTGGGTTTTCCCCATCGAATCCACCTTGAAATGGAACAACAAACTTTCTCTGTTTAATGTTAGATAAAGCAAGTGTTATTTTTTCAGTTCCATCTGAATAAGTAGCTCCTGTTGTTGATGCATCTGAACTACCATTGAAGTCCTCAATACTCATAGTAGCATTTGCTCCATTACCAAATGAATTTACAGGTGCTAAATATTGTTCTGCGTCAGCGTTAGAATAATCTACTCCAAAAGGTTCATTAGCGTCAAACTCACCTTGTGCGTTTGATTGTGATGTTTTAACTGTCCACGCTGGGATAGATGAATCATCACTACCAAATGGGTTATTAACTGCTGCATGTCCCATTGGAACTACACTAACTGGTGATGCTTTTTCTGCTATATCTGTAAAATCAGATACATAAATATGTTTAGACATATTTGGCCAATCACCATTGTAAGTAAGTTTACCATCACTCGCGATAGTAACATACCTATCACCAATCCGTTTTGCAAAATAATTAGGACTTGTTGGATCAAAATTCAAACCATCCCATTGTTCTAAGATGTTATCTTTTGTTAAATTGTTATCATTTAATCCAGTTTGTCTTAGTTGAAGTGAAAATGAACCATAATCACTACCTGCAATTGAACCTGCTTTCTTAACATTCAAAATAACAACTTTATATTTGTTATTTACATCACTACCATGTGAACGAGTATTAACTTTAAATAAGTTATACTTAGAATTGTTTATAGTTTGTGATTGAATGGATGGTGTAGCTGCATTTGCATATGTTACAGATAAGTTATGAGTTCCATGACTTGCTGTTATTGCTGCATTTGCACTATATCCATTGCTACTTTGTGCATATTTAAAATTCTTATACAAATATGCTGATACAGTATTTTGTCCAGATTTCTGAACTTGTGGATCTGTACTAAATACATTTTCAATGTAATTTGCACTTCCTGTATCAAATGATATTGTATATGAACGACTTGTTAAACTTTTTGCACCCCAATTACTACCACTCAATACAAGTGTTGCTGAACTCCAACTTCCAGTAACATTACTACCTTCTAAATCTGCAGTTCCACTTGAACCACCTCTTGATGGTAACAACACCGCCACTGTCTTTTTAGTGAAACTACTACCACTAAGATATAGTGATAGTGAATCAGCTGAATATCCATCGGTGTTTAATACACGAACTATAGTTACAGTTCCCGCACTCCTTAAATATTGTTCTACCGCATACGGTGTATAATAATTCTTAGAAGTTGATCCAAACATTTCTTCAAACTCAGGGAAACTTCTTATTGTCGTTGGAACGAAAGCAGGACCTTTAAGTGTTGGTCCTATTATACATGCTCCAATATCAGCGATACCCTGTGGAAGAAATGACAAATCTCGTTCTCTCGTAAACACACCCGGCGATACGATTCTTTCTGCCATTATTTTTCTCCTATGTTATAATTTAAATAACTAATTAGTCCACTTGGACTATAAAGATTTACTATAAATATAGCGTAACTTTCCCAAACGATATACTTGGGGGAGATTATTTTAAGTAGCTTCTGAAGTTTCTTCAGCTACTGGCGTGGGAGTAAATACTCCTGTTGCTGGGTCTAAATTACCAGGACCATACTTTTCATTCAATGATTGAACCAATTTTCGTTCAGTTTCTTGAACTTCACTGTATTCAACTTCTAACTTGGCTTTAGCATTATCCAATTGTTCTAATTGTTGTGATACTAATAACCTTTGAACCTCTAACTGTCCAAATTGTAGTTGTTTCTGTTGATACGAAGTTTGTAGGTCTTGTAAAGATTTCAATTCTTCTTCTGAGAATTTTGTCTCTTGATCGGCCATAACTTTTTCTCCTATTTTGTTAACCTTTTATATAAATATAAAGTAAATTACTCTAATTCACTTTTTTCTTTAGATCTTCTACCTCTTGTTTTAATTCTTTAATGGATTCTATCAATAATGGAATTAATCTTTTATAATCAACTCCTAAATAACCATTTGTTCTTTCTGTTACAATTTCGGGAAGTACTTTTTGAACTTCTTGTGCTATAACTCCAACATCATGTCCTCTTTCTTGTGCCCATTCAGGTGATTCTTCATTCCAATCAAATTTAACACCTCTAATTTCACTTATTTTATCTAATGAATCTTCTATAACTTCTATATTATCTTTAAGTTTTATATCAGAAGATGCATATGCTACAACATCACCACCAGCGTGAATATCTAAACCAACACCTACACCACCATCAACTATCAATGCTCCTGTTGTTTTACTTGAAGCAGCTGTTGCGTCATCTATACGTGCACTATCTGATGTCATTTTTCCTGTTATAGTTACCCCACCAGTTACAGTTTCAAATTTCTTAGAATCATCATAATAAATGTCTACTCCAGCATTTTCTGTAGCTACTAAAAATTCTTCACTGGTATTATCACCCATGAGTTTAAGTTCAGTAGCCCTTAAAATTAATCCTCCAGTACCAGCGTCTTTAATAACACTATTTGAACCACCATGATAAATTTGTAAATCACTGCCATCACCAAAATTAAGTTTGACGTTATCAGGTAAATCTACACCACCACCAACAGCTAACCCTAAACGACCAAATGAACCAGTTGAAGTTGATGAACCACTTACTTTTGCATTTGCTTTTGGAAATTCTGTAGTACCATCTCCTAATACTCTAAATACATGATCAGCTGAGTTTTGTGCTTCTACAAGAAAGGCATAATCTCCTGCATTTTGTCCACCTTTAACTTTTAATCCATATCCATCTGCATGAGTATTATTTATATAACCTAAAAATGTACCACTTGTACTTTTTTCTACGTGAAGTAAATTAGATGGATTAGTGAGGCCGATGCCTACTTTTCCTGCAAATGTATTTATTCCTGTACCAGCAGCTACTACCGAACCAAACGAACCAGTTGAAGTTGCAGAGCCACTTACGTTTCCACTAAATTCTGCATTTCCACCCTCAGACATATCTAATGAAAGTGCGGTTATAGTAGAACTATTATCAACTCCTTTGAATAGAATATCTTTATCGTTTGTTTCTGATTTAATTACAAAATCAGATGTATCTCTTTTAAATCTACCGAAAGCAGTACCATCATCTTTTAAAATTATATCTGCCCCATTGGCATCTAATGTAATATCTCCTTCGACATCAATTGTTAAATCACCACCATCTGAAATGGTAGAATCATTAATTGTAATATCATCTACTGTTAGTGTTGTAAGCGTACCTAATGATGTTATGTTTCCTTGTGCTGCAGTTTGTAGTGTTCCTGCCAATTGAGTTGCAGTTAATCTTCCTGTAGATGGATTATAATGAAAATCTCCATCTGATTCTAACCCAACGTTTCCAGTTGCCGAAGTATCTTCTATAAATGGAATTAAATTATTTTCGTCAGTACTTTCATTATCTGCTACCGAAACGTGGGCTGCATTTGTTGCATTTGTTACAGTAGTTCCTTGAATAACACTTGCTAATGTACTTCCACCAATTGTAATTGCATCTGCCTCTACTGTTCCATCAAAATAAGCATCTTTAAATTCAAGTGCATCCGTACCTAAATCTACAATAGCATTTGAAGATGGTGTTAAAGCACCATCAACAAGTGTAAGTTGATCCTCACCACCCGCTCTAAATATAATATTATTATCGGTAGCAAAATCTATATCATTATCTGAATCTCTACCAACTACCAAGCTTGTATTTAATATAGAAGTAATAGTTGTTTGTGCTGCATCTATATCGATGTCTGCGGTATTTAATGTTAAACCATCACCCGCTGTGATTGCACTTGAGATAGTTACATTTCCAGTTGCCCCACTTACAGATATACCAGTACCTGCTACTGCTGTTGCAACATAATTTCCTGTCGTTCCAGTTCCAAGAGTAATCTGTCCACCATTTGCTGCGTTAGCGTGAGTATGAGTGGCGTTTGAAAAATTACCAATTGTTGGTGTGGTTAAAGTTTTATTTGTAAGTGTATCGGTTGAACTAATAGTTGGTATTGTAACTTCACTTCCACTTAATCCACCTATCCATCTATCTGCACTTACATCCCAAAGTAATGAACCTGTTTCTGCTGAGTCGGTATCAATTATATGTAGACCACCATCACCTGCTGCGTTACCTGAGTTCAAAGTTATAATTCTATCTCCTATCTCAAGTACAGAAGAAGAAATATAAGAAGTTGTTCCATTTACAGTTAAGTTGCCACTAACTGTTAATGCTCCTGTAATATTAACACCCGCTGCAGTTACACTATGTCTTTCTGTATTATCTATAAAAGTATTTACTTCATTAGAAGTTCCAAATGTAATATATTCTTGAGCTGCTGCTGTTCCGATTTTACCGAGTGAAGAATTTAGAATGGAAGTAGTAGTTGTGTCGGCCGCATCTATTGCAATTACTGAATTGGTTGCGGTTAATCCTGTACCAGCGAATAGTGTTGCTACATCGGCTATTGCTTCTTTTGCGTGAGTTCCTGTAGCTCCACCATCAAGGAATAAAATGTAATCACCATTTGCTATTGCTGCTTCACCTGCTTCAGTTAAATCAACATCTATTGTTGGACTAGCAGTTTCACCACTATTATTTTGTAAATCAATTAATGCACCGGCAGTTAAAGTGGCTACATAATTACCAGTAGTATGTGTTCCTAATGTAATTAAATTATTTAGAGAAGTGGCTCCTGTTCCACCTTGATCTACTGCTATAGTTGTACCTTCCCAAACACCCGTTGAGATAGTTCCGAGAGTTGTAATTGCAGTACTTGAACCAATATCTAATGTAGTTGGGTCTGTACTTCCATCTCCTATTAAAATTTCTCCATCACCTAATACTGCAGTTGCTGTAATAGCACTTGTTCCACTACCAAGTAAAATTCCACCATCAGTAAAGGTTGAAGCTCCTGTACCACCATCTGCCACAGCTAAATCTGTGATTCCATTTATAGTACCACCATTTATATCTACGGTTGTAATAGTTCCTAAATCGGCTACGGTGTTTCCAGCGTTTGTCCAATTACCTATAACTTCTGCCATAGTAACTGCACCAAATGAACCAGTTGAAGTTGATGAACCACTTATATGACCACTTGAAGTTATGTGACCAGTAAAAGTATGTGTATCCCCTACCGCGTTTCCATAAGTTCCATTTCCAGTTGTTGTAAGTGCTCCTGTAACTGTTAATGTTGAACCGTCAAAAGTTAAATTACCTTCACCAATTATAGAATTTGAATCAGACCAAGTTGCAAGTTCATTATTTGTTCCTGATCCATCTGTATCTACTAATGTAGTTCCCCAAACTCTTGAATCAATTTCGTCTGTTAAAAGTGTAGAACCATTATAAACAACAACTGTATTATCTGTACCTGCTGCTATATTGGCTGGATTGATAGTTGCTGCGTTAATAGTTAATGTATCACCACTTGCATCTCCTATCGTAGTAAGTCCTGTTGTATTTAAAGTTGTAAATGTACCAGCGGCTGCGGTAGATGCTCCAATAATAACACCATCAATAGCCCCATCACCACCAGAGTCATCAATATTAACATCTGTAGTTACTGTTAAATTTGTAAATGTACCAGCTGCTGCTGAATTGGCCCCAATAATAGTTCCATCAATTGCTCCACCATTAATATCAACTGTAGTAAGTGTTGAAGTTCCTGTAGCAGTAATATCATCTATATGACCTGTATCAATATGAGCTTCTGCAAATTGTAACGCTGAAGTTCCTAAATCTCTTGTACTGTCTGAAGATGGTACAATGTCAGAATCGAATCTGGCTGTTACCGTAATAGTATCACTTGTTGCGTTACCTAAATCAACATCTCCAGTCGCTGAAAGTGTTGTAACTGTTGCGGCCGCGGCTGATTCTCCACCAATGGTTACACCATCAAGTTCACCACTATTAACATAAATTGCTACTGGATCACCATCAGTTCCTAATTGGTCTATATAACCTATTCCGTTTACATATAAATCTTTCCATTGTTGTCCACTTGAACCTAAATCATAAGTATTGTCTGCATTTGGTATTAAATTAGAAGTTAAATCTGCACCAATACTAATAGAATCTGTTGCGGCATCTCCAAGAGTTAAATTACCACCTATAAAGGCTGTTCCTACAATATGAAGTTTAGAACCACTAACGGTTGAACCACTAATAATAGCATCACCACTCGCTCCAAAAGAAAACCCATCTGAAGTTGCTGACATTGTTTGTAAAACTGTACCAGTTGATGGATTTACAAAATTTATTGAACTTGTTGAAACATAAATTTCTTTCCAAGGTTTATCTGCACTACCTAAATCCCAAGATTCTGATGCATCTGGTATTAAAGAACTACTAATATATTGAAAACTACCAGTAGAAAATATTGCTTCTTTCCAAGGTTTAGTATCTGTTCCAATACCACCTTGACTTCCAGTTCTTGGTACTAAATTTTTAGTTGCCATATTTTTATCCTATTTCCTATAAATATTATACACGAGGCATTATATCGTTATTACTATCTAATTCATAATGTACATCAACAACTTGATTACTTGTGGCTGGCATTAAATCTTCATTACTATCCTCATCCCATGCATTATCTAAAGCATTACCACTTGTTCCTGAAACTGTTACAGTTATTGCATTACCATCTGTTGTGGCAGTTACATTACTACCTACAAAATCTAAACTTGATACTTGGGATGTGAGAGAAGAACCCTCTTCTAAGACCGCGATGTTTGCTGTGTCAGCTGTTACTCCAGTTAAACCAGAACCATCACCTGAAAACCCGCCACTAGCTGTTACTTCATTTAATTGGGCTGAACTGCCCGATACTAATACTTTTTTCCAACTTGGCATTTAATATATTCTCCTTATCGCGGTTGGTTACTTCTCACGAAGCCCACTTCCCATCATCTTCATAGAGATGGGCCAACATTAAGTTTTTTGATGTTCCTTAACTAATTTATATTCTTCTCGTAGCTTCTTAGTCACTTGTAACACCTTTGGAACATCTTCCATTTTATGTCCTGCTTCTGCTACTATTTTTAATAAAAATTCTAATTCAGGGATTGTCAATGGATGAACATATGCCTTTCCCTCTATAATTTTAATACGGCCTTTAACCTTAATTGCCATTTTGAAACCTCTTATCTAATGTTATGCGTAAATCCAAATTTCATTATCATCCGTATCTACATAAATTGTTCCGACACCATTAGTTGTTCCACCATAAGTTGGTACTGCAACTGAATCACCATGTGTTGTTCCAACTTGGACCACACCAACATATGCATCTGGTACTAAGTTTGTAGCGTTATGTGCCAAATCTGCGTCAAATGCCCATCTATCAACTCCTGAATCGTATCCTAATGCATATCCAGCTGATGCTGCATTTTGAACAATAATTCCACCATCCGTGTCCGATGTTGAACCACTTGCAAATATAGCGAATTTATCTTCAACAGCTAAATTAGTCGTAGAAACTATTGTCTGGTCGCCATTTACAGTTAAATCTCCTGTAATTGTAAGGTTATCATTAATCGTAGTCTCTGAAGTTGAATGACCAATATTTACTGCGATACCACTATTAGCAGTACCAATAGATATTGCACCACTTGTAGTATCGATATTAGTAGCACCTTGTACATCAACTGAAAAAGTAGAAGTACCATCTATTGTTATTGCTCCACTTGAATCAATATCTAAAGCAACAGTATCAAAATCAACATTACCAGAACCATCATAAACTAACGCTTCAGTATCATCACTAAAAGTTGCTCCCCCATCACCACTAATTAAAATTGTAGATGTACCATCTATTGTTATTGCTCCACTTGCATCAATATCAAGAGTAGTTGAATCAATATCAATAGGTTTATCTGCGTTTGCTCCAATTGCAATTGAAGTAGCTGAGTCAATAGTTAATGCTCCACTTGCGTCTATGTCTAATGTAGAAGAATCAATATCTACTGCGACATCTGAATCTCCACCAATAGTAATTGCAGAACCATCAATGGTAACTGCTCCACCAGCATCTATATCAAATGTACTTGAAGGTGTTATAGAAACAGTTGTCATTCCTGTTTCAGAAACAGCTCCACTACCATTAAATTCCCAAGTTGCTACATCATCACCAAATGATGCTCCACCTGCTCCTTTAACACTTACAGTTGTCGCTGCCAAAATGTCTGTTGCTGCTGCAGAATCAAAATCGAGTGCCAATGCATTGATATCAACCTTTGTTGATGCGGCATTACCGATAGTAATCGTCTTTGCCACAGCCTCAGTACCAAGATTGACTGCATCAGTACCATCAGAGTCCAATGTCAGTCCACCAGCTCCATCAATAGTTAAGACTCCTGCTGTTGTTTGTATAGTTCCTGCATCTGTTAAGGTTATATCACCTTCTAAAAATAAATCTTGCCATGCCTGTGAGGCTGAACCTAAATCATAGGTATCATCTGCATTTGGAATAAGATCAGAACTAATATCTGCTCCAAAACTAACAGAATCAGTATTTGCATCTCCAAATGTTATATCACCACCAAAAACACCATCTCCAGACACTTTCAAGTATCCAAATGATCCAGAGGATGCTGCGGAACCTGATATATTACCTGATGCTGTAACATGGGTTACACCAGCAATAGCACCTTGACCATTCATTTCTATAGCATCTACATAAAGAGTTCTCCAAGCAGTTCCACTAACTCCTAAATCATCTGCACTATCCCCACCTGGTTTAACATTGTTACCACCTGGGTCTAATGTAATATCAGCTGCTGCTACTATTTTTAAATCTGTATCTACATCTAAATAATCATTTGCTGAATCAACTTCTAACCTATCTACTCTTGTGTTTCCACCAGACAGGGCTAATAAGTTATTAGTTTGGGTAGCTGTGAAATCACCACCATCCCAATTTATTACAGCACCTTCTCCTAAAAACAAGTCACTAAATTGTAGGGTGGATGTTCCCAATGAACTACCATCTGTAGTTTTTGGAACTATGTTTCCACTAGCCGATACTTGATTTAATACCGCGGAACTCCCCGATACTACGACTTTTCTCCATTGTGCCATTATTATTCTCCTAAATTAGATAAACCATATGATTTATCGTTAATAAATATATACTTTCTAAATTAATCTACTTTTCTTCTACTTAAACTATTAAGAAACTTCATTTTCATATCCAAAATAAAAATCATCAGAGCCAGAATAATATATTCCACCTGCTACTGCTGTAGGTGGTGCTCCTGTTACTGATCCCAACACTGCTACTTTATTTTCAATTTTAAACATTAAAGCATCACTATTATCATAAATATCAAATCCACCACCCGTTGATTTCCAAATAAAATCTGAACCAGTTATTCTATTTGCTCCAGAGTTTTCATTCCATGTCGTACTTCCATATGTAAATGCGTCTGTTACAGCTAACGAATCTATGTTTGCTGTTCCGTCTATATGTAAATCTTTCCATTGTTTTGTAGATGATCCTATATCAAAAGCATCATCTTCACTTGGTATCATAGATGAAGAAACACTACTAAGTGTAGTATCTCCACTAAAACTTATACCTTCATCTAATGTTGTACCAACATATTGATAAACTGTCATATAAAGATATTCACTATTAGATGGGTCTACTGAAGAATTCATAAACTGAACTATACCAGTTTTATAATCAAATATATAATCATTAGTTGAAACTAAATCATCACCATCTAATGAAGATGTATTTCTTGAAGTTGATTTATATAAAGCTGCTAAATATCCAGGAGTTGAATCTGCTGTTGTAGAAGTTGCCAATGCTGCTACTGAATATTTTGGTGATATAAAATTAACTTGTTGATCAGAACTAATTAACTGTGCACCAATTCCATTATCACTCCCAGTTGGATTTAAAAAGAACCAAACTTCATTATTAGTATTTGATTTTGTAAGTGGATGTCTATACCAATACTTTAATACACTTGATCCAGAAACATCATAAGTTGCATTAATTTGAGAACTTCCACTAAATGGTAATCCTGAAGATGGTACATCCCCACCTTGAGTATAAATCTCAGATGCTTGTAAATCAAGTACATTTGTAAATGATTCTTGTGCACTTGTAAGTGTATCGTGAGTATACCTTCGCGATGCTAATAATCGACTGGATTTTGACCCTGAATCTATTTTTGCCATTTCTTATCCCTAACTAAAACTCAATGTTATTGCAGATATTGGTGCTGGATCACCCTTATATCTAACTATCACATAAAGTTCATTATCATTACTATCTAAATACATTCCATCCGCATTTCTTATTGGAACTGTATATGTTCCACTTGAAATACTACCACCACTATTTCCATATAAACTAATTGCTGTGGAAAATGGATTTTTAAAATTATCTTGTGATATGTCCGCTTCAATCAAGTTACTTGTGGTTTTTACTGGGTCATATATTCTTGCTACACCCAAAGAACTATTATTACCACTATTTTTACCCGAACTCTCGAATAATAATGCACAAGCTATACCATCACTCGTAGAATTCCAAGCTACCAATGTTTTACTACTTAAATTAACCGTCATACTTGATTTTGTTCCACCGTCTGTTTGAAATCTTCGTATGTAATATCTATATCCTGTCGAACTTGCTGGTAAACTATCACCTGTAAACCAATATCCATAACTACCTGTTGGATTTACTAAGTATCCAGGTTTTACTTGTAAATCATATTGTCCTAAAATACCATCCCCCTCATCATTAGTTTTAAAACTATCAGTTGTAATATATGCTCCAGTAAATGTTTGAACATTATCTGCCAATACTATTCTAAAATCTTCTCCCGTAAATGTTTCAGTTGTATCTTGTAAAGTGTTGGAATCATATCCTTGTGCTCTACTATAAACCGCCATACTACCACTATCAGAATTTTGACCGAATCTAGCCGCGTTATATAAAGATATTGTACCCGAAGTAGAATCTGCTGATGTATTTTTCCAATTTCTACCTCTAGCTCTAAATATTAATGAATAATTTAATGTATTATTCGATGTACGATTCTGTCCTACATTTTCAGTATTACTATCTAAAGTAAAAGAAAGAGAAGAACTAGCAACTGCTATATCTGACCTATGTGGTATCCCACTTGAACTTCTTTTTGTACTTTTAGTACTATCTATGACATATAAATTGGCTCCTGTGGATTGAACTCCACTATTAGTTACCGATACAGTAGTATTAGATAAAGTTGTTGAACCAATATTTTCCCATGTATCAGTTGTATTACTATTAACTAATGGTGAAGATGCATATCCGTAAGCGGGATCAAATGATTTACTTACTTCTGAATCAAATGTAACGGTATATGTTGTTGTTAATAAATAAGGTGCTCCACTCAAACTCCTTGATGTAGCTGAAAATGCAGTTATATTTGCACTACTTGTTACTACCGCTGTAGGTTGACTATTTGTAATGTCCTCTGTTATATTATAATATAAATAAAATCTTGTTGTTGAATCACTTCCGTTTTTATATACATAACTTCCCTGTGAACCAGATTTTAATCCAGATACCACATCATGTGTTGCATAATATCCACTTGCAGAAATACTTGTTGCACTTGTTGCACCTCCAGTATAAAATCTACCACTAATTGGTCCTGCAACACTATTAAAATCTCCATCTTGATATGCTGCAGGTATAACTGCTGGATTAGCAGAATTAATTTTTGCTAATACTAATCCATTTGATGTTCCAAATGAACTTATTGAATAATCGAAAACCGAAGCAGTTGTAAAAGTTGAATTTTCATCTGGTGTAGCATCTGAGTAATTATCACTAAATGAATGTGATGCCAATACTCTTACATAAAACGGTGTTGCCCCTCCACTTGTTAATCCACCCATTCCAAAATAGTTAGAATTACTATAAACTGCACTTGAACCACCTGCATTTGCTGTTATTGTAAAATTATTTGTACCATGTGTCGCTTGAGTCTGTATCGTTGATGGAATACGAGAAGCGTAACTTCCATGAAATGGATTTGTTCCCGTGTCGTTTCCAAAAGTACCTCTATCGCTTGTTTGTACCCAACCTTTTAATGTTAGATAATCTTGAAGTTCTCTATATGAACCAGTATCACTCATATCTATAAATTTAGATGAAGTCCAATGTTGTGATAACCTTGCATTTTCATAAGTTGAACCTAACACTCCATCTAACAATGAACCTTTACTCGTAGTTGAACCTTGAGTATGAGTAGTGGAAAGTGTATTCCAATATTTTGTATTTGCAGTTGGGGATGATGTATCTATTGAATGACTAACTATTCCAGCCATAAATCTTAAAATTTCACTTACATGAGTTGTCTCATCAAAGTTATTAAAGTAACTCCCATCTAAACCAGTTCCCCAGGGATTAGAAGTTGGATAACCATTTTGAACATTATTGGTATAAATTGCAGTCGAACCCGAATCCAACCCTCTATCAATTTTGATATACGAGCCAGTAACAATTAAAGGTTTACCCTTTATCTTGATTCTTCTTTTTCTTGTCTCTTTACCAATATATTTCATATTATGTCATTTCTAATATACTTGCAAAAACATCAATATCATCATTTGCAGATGCCTGAGTTTCTAACTTATCACCTGCTCCCAAATTAATTGGTTTTTCAATTACTACAGTTGAATCTGCTGCAACATCTACTGTTTTTAACAAATATCGTCTTTCTTGAAAGTTTGCACTCCCACTTACTGATAAATTAACCGTAGCATCATTTGTTCCATCGACATTACTTAAATATACTGCGTGAACTACAGCGGTTGTACCTACTGGACAAGTATACATTGTTAATAAGTCTGTCCTTGACCCTGTTGCTGCACTTTTAAATGTATTTGCCATACTTTATTCTCCTTTATCCTCCAAAAACTATTGCCATCGCCGTTGCGTGGTCTATTACTGATGTTCCTGCTTCATAAACTCTACCAGATGTTGTATTTATATTACCACTCGAAGTAATATGTCCTGTTATATTTAAATCATCAGCAAATGAAATTCCTGCTACATCTCCTCCAGTTGATGTAAAATTATCTGCATATATTGTTCCACTTGCACTTATATTTCCACTTGCAGTTATATGAGTAGCTGTTATATCTCCACCTATGTGTAATGTTGATAATAATGTAGGGGCTGTAGAAAAACCCATACCTACTTTATCTTGATTCGAATCTGAAAATATCTGATATGCATTATTAACTGATTTTACCCTAAAATCTCCACCACCATGTGAATTATTATTTACAAGTAATGAGTAACCCACAACTCCATATCCAGAAGTTACCGTTCCAGTACCCACAGTTTCAATATCATCACTTGAATAAAAATGTTCTGCGGTTACTATTCCACTTGAACTTATATTTGCACTGGAAGTAATATGAGAAGAAACTTTTAAATCACCAGTAACATCTAATACAGATTGTGGTGAACTATTTCGAATACCTACTGAATTATCAACACCACCAGCATTTTCACTTTTTACATAAAGATTATATCCTACACCAGATGTTGCAACTCTAAAATTTACATGACCACTATCTCCAACAACTACTTCATCATCACCAGCTTCATCTAACTTTAATAATCTTTCACCGCCAGCCCAAAAATTAATTTCATCATTTTGTGTGTAATCAATATAAGTGTCACCAAGACCAATTGTAGATACACCTGTCAATCCAACAGAACCAGTAACTTCTAAACTACCAGAAAGTTTCATTGAACCTGTTAAAGTGGGATCTAATTGTTTTAATCCGATGTAAGCCATTTAAATTCCTTATATTTTAATGCTTCTTGTTCTTTTCTTTCCTGCCAATACAAAGTCATTCCTTGTGAAATATTTTTCTTATGTTTATTACTCTTAGGTTTCTTCATTTTTTCAATAGTTTCCATAGTAAGTTTTCTATCTGACTGTGCACAAGATTTACATACAGCGTTATTCCCTACTGCACGGTCAAAAGTATCTTTACGAGTATAATAGATAACTCTATTACAATCAGGACACTTTCTGTTTTTTCTATTTTTCCAATGTCGTTTCCTCATACTAATAAATATCAGAAAATAGTAAAAGAAAAGTGGATATATACATTTTTATAATTAAATCAAATCCTCAATCATTTCTTCAATTTTTTTATTGAGAATTTTAATTTCTTTTAATCCTTTTTTAATCAAAGTAGGTTTACCCTTATTAATTCCCGAAAAAACTTTTCCTAAATTTATTTTCCAACTATCCCCATAGATTCGTAACATTAAGAAGGCACGTTTATCATCACTCATTTTCTCTGTTAGTAATTTTTTTAACTTAATCATCTTCAATAGTTTCCTTAACCCAATTCTTTATCGGACTCGGTAAGTTATTCACGTCAAAGTATCCCCAATCTATATGTTCATGGTTTATTCTTGGAATAAATTTTGTTGTTCCCTTCAACACATATAAATAAAACTCTCCACCTTTATCCTTCTTATATGTATTTACTAATTCTGGAATCCCATTTAATACTATTTGTGTTTCTTCTGTAAATTCTCTAACTGAACCATCTAATGGTTCTTCTCCAATTTGTATATGTCCTTTAGGAACATTCCATTCGTTTGAACGTTCTCCTAAACACAATAAGACTTTATCATACCAATAATATAAAACTCCACCAGTATCTTTTGTATCATTATGACCCTCAAATAATAAATCTTTTAATTTAAGCATTGAATTTACCCCATGCTTTTATTTCATCATCACTTGATAGATTATATCCTATACTATTTGGATTCACTATTAACATAAATGTTGAACCACTTTGTTGTATTTGTAACGCGTCATGTTCCATTACTTGTCCATTATTAAAAAATAAATAATCTGCTTCGCTTGTTGCTGTTACACTTTCAGGTGCCGATGCCGTAACTGCTGTAAAACTGGCCGTATTATTAGAAACAGACGAGGCAGTTTTATTATAACTTTTTCTTATGTATGAATCAGTAGCAGTAGGTTCACCACTTGAACCTAATTCAACATCCGTATATGCTTTTGAAGCACTTTCTGTCATTAATGCGGTACTACTATTATCTGTAAGAGTTGTATCATTAGAAATTTCATCTACACTGTACCCCAATAAAGAAAATGAACCACTTTGATAAACACTGCCCGTAAAATAATGAATGTCATCAATTGTATCACCGAATTGTGTTGAACCACTTGCAAATATTGTTCCAGAAGAAGTTAATTCTGAAGTAATTTTTTCTGCAGTAACTTTCACACCAACTGATGCATTTCCAGGTATTGTTAAATCTCCAGTAACTCTTATAGTACCCCCTGCAGTAAAATCAGAAGCCCATCTATCTGCAAGTAAAGTATATCCACTTAAATTATATCCACTCGATGTAACTGCATTAAATTCAACTTTACCAGTTGTTCTTATGTCATTTCCAACTGTTATATTTTGGTTAATAGGTGTACTGGCATTAAAATCAATACCATCATTACTTAATGATACTCCTGTTCCTCCAGATAATGTTAATGATTTTTTTAATAAAGTTGCCATTGTCTGTTCCTATGAATTAAATTTACCCCAACCCAATATCTCATCATCACTTTCGAGTTCATATCCAATAGAATCTGTATCTACTTTAAGATAAAAAGTTGATGCTGCTTGTTGGATTGCCAGAGCGTCATGTTCCATATATTGACCATTTATAAAAAATAAGAAATCGTGTTCGGTTGTGGATGTTAACCCATCTGGAGCAGAAGCCGTAACTGCTGTGAAACTTGCAGTACTACTATTTACCAGAGTAGTAGAAATCTTTACATACTGTTTTCTTAAATAAGTTGAAAATCCACCAACATCTGTTGCAGTAGTATCTACATATTGTTTTACTGCCCTTTCAGTTACTAATGCAGTACTACTACTATCAGCAAGTAAAACATCATTAGATATTTCATTTATACTATATCCATTTATATTCCACGAACCACTGACGTACATACTTCCTGTAAAATAATGTGTATCAACAAGACCATCTCCAAATTGAGTAGAACCACTTGAAAACATAATAGATGCTGATACAAATTCTGTATGAAATTCTTGTGCTGTTAAAGTTCCACCAATTGTAGTGTTCCCAGCAACAACTAAATTACTATTTGTCGTTAATGAACCTGTAACTGACCAATCTTGACTAACACCAGTACTTGAAATAGTATTTTCACCTAATAATAACGCAGAAGAAGTTACTGCACTAAACTGAACATTCGAAGAAGAAGTTACAGCTTGTGGAATTGAAATTTCATGAGATACTGCTTCAGAACCATCAAATGCATCTCCCTCATTAGTAAGTGTTACTCCTAATCCAGATGTTAATGAAAATGAATTGGCTAAAGTTACTCCTTGTACAGAACTTTCTCCAACTGTTCCTACAGCGTCTTGTAACTCACTTATTCCAGTAATTTGTTCCATTGTTGATGCAACATCTGCTGAAACTTCTGAACCAACTATAACACGTTTAGGTGTTAAAAATGTTCCTGCAGTATGAGGACCGGCTAACTCATTAAATGCCTCTGGTATCAAATATCCTTTAAGAGTAACACTAAACTCCGTTCTAATTATTCTTTCTGCGTCTGCAACCTCTGTTGCATCTGAATAACTATCAATATTAGTTCTAAATCTCATTTTATTGGGTTCACCCCAATAAGAACCTGCAGACCAATTAATTCTTTCAATCAATTTATTCATTTGTTCAATATAATGAGTCCAAACGATAAAATCGTAACTTAACACCATATAATCTGGCATTGCTACATTATAGTATTCTCTTTGTGGTAATAATCCTTGTTGAACTGTAAAATTATCATATCTATTATTTGCGTTATATTTTCGTTCAAAAGAATAATGAAGTTTTGGTTCTTCAGGATCCATCTTATCAACTGACATTGTATCATCTTTTTCCATTCCAGTTCGTCTGAATGCTATAACAGGTAATATAATCTGTCTTTTTTTATCTCTCATAAAACCAGTTTTTTGAATCGCGGCCCATCTTTCAGGGGAAGAATACATTATAGGAACTTTTACAGTTTCACCATTTTCAACTACCGCAGGTTTAATAACATTTTCAAAATAGAACATAATTGCACTATCCATGTCCATCAAACTTACTGATACATCTTGTATAGTATCTTCTCGTTTATGTTGAAGAGCTCGATTTACAACTTTTCTTTGACTTCTTGGTACTGGTTTTTGTCTTGCCATTAGATACTCCGTATCCTTTCGATGTTAAGATTAGAAAATCTAACTCTAAATGTTCCACAACTCACAGTCCAATTATTATCCTGTAATCCTCCGATGAGTTGATTTTCATTTATAGATTGAATTTCAAAATATGCCCAATTCCATTCAATCACATCACCAAGTTCTGGAACTAATGATAAATCAATAAGAGACTGTCGTAAAATATGAAAATCTGCATTTTGTTGTTCGTCTGGTCCAAATTCATCATTATTCCAATCAAAATCAGCTGCATCTACTAAACAGGCAAACTTAACACCATCTTTCCACTTCTTACCACCAGCGGCTTCACCATACATATTTGTTTGAGTATCTTGAACTGATACTTTATAAAGAACTACTTGTTGATTTATTATCCCGTCTTTACCGAGTCTAAGATCACCAATCAGTTCTTTATTTACCCGTTCAAAGACGTTTAAATCTCTTTGTGGTAAAAATCGTCCTGCCATAATATTATCCTATATAAATTGGTAATGGAACTTTTTGTAATTTTTCTTGAAGTCGTGTAGATTCTTCACTATCTGCTTCTAACATCATTTTTCTACTTGATGCTTCGAGATTTTCTCTTAATTGTGTAATGAGAAATTCCTTTTCTGTCTGTGCTTCCGTCCTTAGAGTATCACCATCCAATGTTGTTTCTGCATTTGGAACAGGAATAGAACCATATTTACTTCTAATCATTCCAAGTAATTCCTTACTTAATGCAAGTCCATATTTCCTAATCCATTGTTTTCCGACATCATTAATATACTTATATTGCATATTATTATAAGGAACATTGGAAAAATCTGAAACCGTTCCCTCTCCCTCTCCATATGCAGTTTGTATAGGATTATCTCGATCTGATTTAAGAATATATTCAAACCACAGCTTATAACTTGTTGTTGGTTTTGGAAAAATCCTTATTTTATTATTTCTTAATTCAAATGTATGTGCAGATTTTCTAATTTGGTCATTAAATTCAATTGCCTGCATCCTCAAAACATCTGCATATATTGGCATCATCATAAATTGAACGGCTGGTGTCATAGAACCCCAACCAAAACCATCTAACATATTGTAAGAACCAGCTCCTGTTCCTGCATACGGGTCAAAATACCGTTGAACTGCTGGTGATGCTTCGTAATATACTTTTCGTATCTCTATTGCGTTACCACTTTCAGAAACTGCGGCCCACAATGAATTTAAATCATATACTTGTGAACCACTTGAAACAGAAATTGAACCACTTTTAAAATCTATTGTTCCACCAACACCTGCCTCTGTACCATATTGTTCTGAAACCCTAATGGCGTCTGCAAAATTAGGTGTTACTCGTTTATGGGTAACATTTGAACCAGTAGTCTGTCCTCGTAATGATAACAAATTCTCTCTAATGTTAAATTGATTAACTTGTGCCGAATATTCAGTAATTGATTCTTCAAAACAGGCATAAAGTGAACCAGATGGTAATTCAACAGCCATGATTGGATACCCCAATCTTCTTGCCGCCCAATCTGCAAATCTATCAACCGAATTTGCCCCAGATCCAGAAAAATCGGTATCACTATCATAAAGTCCTAATGGTGTTTGTCCTGTTGAAAAACTTGAACTTCCTATCCATATAGCTTCCATATTAAAATCTCCTTAAAAAAGATATTATTTCTCATCTATAAATATAACGGCAATAAAAAAGGGAACTCAAACGAGCTCCCTCTTTTATTTAGATCTATGATTTAATTACGATTAAACGTAATTAACATCAGCTACGACTACTTTACCGTAGAATTCAGGACGAACCATCTTCTTCGCGTATCTTGTCATTACACCCTTACGAGGAGTGAAATTAACAGGATCGTAAACAAGAGGAGTCATGATTAACGGTACATACGGTGCGTATACAGCTCCAGTTTCGAGGAAATTACTTCCACGGAAACCAAGTAAGATGTCATTTTCTAACATATAAGGGTTTTTGTAAACCGTATATCTGTTATTCAATGCACCTACTTTTTGTACACCCATTGCATATGACGTGTTCGTTGAATCACCATCAGAATCTGCTGCGTATCCAGGGATACTTTCTATGATAGTTGCTGTTTCAGGTGAAATCACCATGAAGTTAGCTCCACCACGTAGAGTTTTCTGATGTATCGTGTTAGATACTGACTGTAGTTTGTTTCCAAGAGTCTGGAACCACTCACCCTTAGTGTAAGCGTTGGAATTACCACTCACTTCACTAAAAATAGAGTTTGCGGAATCATACTCAAAACCAACTTTAGCTGACCAATATTCGGTCTTAGCATTAGCGTTCTGTTTCAACATATCAAGGATTTCCAAATCAATTTCCATTGAAATGTACTCACTCAACATAGAAGTAAGTTCTGCTTCTGCATCAACTGAATGATAAGCGTTAAGGTCTTGAGCTAGCTCAGGAGTCCAGATAGCTTTAAGTTTACGAGTTTTCGCAACTATACTAACTGAACGTAACTGAATGTCTATCTCAGGGATATCAACATCATCTGCTGAGTTCGGTGAAGGAACACTAAATGTACCTTGCTCGAAATCACCACGAGATGTATCAACTGGTTGCTGATGATACTTTACACCAACACCACTTGCGAGTACACCATTTGTAGATTTTACATAAAAGTAAAAATTGGTTGCGTCGGAAGTTGTATATGCTGGGTAATGAGCGGAAATATCAGAACCACTAACTACGAATGCACGTGCACCTTCAACGTCAGGTCTTGTAAAATTACTTCTTGCGATAGTAAGTTTAATTATCTGGTCTGAAGCTGTCGTTGCAATTGACGAACTCAATGATGGTTCAAAATCAACTTCTTGCCAAGAGGCGGAAGCTGCGGTCGGTGCTAAAGTTGCAGTTTCTTTGTCATTCACTGAATACCCAAATTTACCTGCTCCATAAAGACCACCACTTGCATCTGCGTTAGATGCGGAAGTGTTACCATGAATATCTGAACCTTGAACGTGTGCGCCAGTTTGTGCCGTACCATATTTGAAGTCAAGATAGAAAATCAGACCACTTGGTAGATTCATAGGTTGTACACTTACGAAATCCTGTGCTGCTAATTCACCAAAGATTCTACGAACCAATGGTAATGCAACACCTGACCATTCTTCAGAATTCGAAGCTGTACCAGTTTTTGAACTTTCATCAATTAACTGACGGGCTTGGTTTTCTAAAAGAACTGCCATTCCATGTTGTTTGTTTGTATCATCAAGACCTTCAAGTAAACCAGTAGGCTCCCACTTACTGACTAACTTTTGGGTTTCGGCTAAACGACTGCGTTGGGAATCATAGCTTTCCATCAGTTGTTCGATGGATTGTAAATTATCTGCCATTGTTTTTCTCCAAATCGTTAAGATTTATTAATTGTTATAGAATATTAGCTAACTTCTGAAAACGTTCCTTCATATCAAATCCTTCTTCAATCACCTTCGGTGCTGATTTAGGTTTGGTAGAAGCAACAGGTTTTGAAGCCGAGCCTTTACTCTCTTTAATTTGTTTTGGCGTACTTGCCGGTTTGCTACCAAAAGATTCTGCCAAGGTGGAAAATACCAACTTAACTTCTCTAAGGTTCTTAGCTCTATCGAAAGTTTCTACGACTTTCAACTTCTGTTCATTAGTTAAACCGTGTGCACGGAATAATTTGTTAGTGAACAATAGTTTTGCGTTCAATAAATTAACTTCATTCAACTTAGAACGTAGATACTTCACTACCTTGCGGTGCTCATCAAGATCTGATGTAAGTTCAGTTACTTTCGCTTCAGATTTCTCTGCTTCTTCATCATCTTGTTCTGAGAGTGCTTTCAAGATTTCTTCAAGGTCAATGTCATCTTCCTCGTTGACTTCTAAGTCACCATTACGGGCTTCGAACTCATCTTGTTCTTTGACTTTGGCGTATTGTACACCATTGACTTCAACTAAATCATCCACTTC